CTTGGGGCCAAGCCATCCGCAGCTAAACCAGTTTTAACTCCTACCACCGCTCCGCGAGCCTGCGCGTTGAAGAACGTATTTTTGTACGTTATGCCAGCGTTGTATGGCAAATCATCTTTTAGACAATCTTCGAAGAAATCGAAGTTCGAGTTTGTTGATGTCGATGATCTTCTCGTGGATGATGAGGAACGTAAGAAACTTCGGCAACGCGCTTGCTCATTGACCGGTTGGGATGCGAAAGAGGCTTGGCAGAAACACAACAGTTACGTCTACACACCCTTCATCGTTTACCTGGGGAAACTCAGAAACGAAGAAATCGTCGTGCTGTGCCATTCCGATTTACGATTGGTGAACCCCATCATTGCTGATTTGATTCTGCCTGAGAACGTTTTCTACGCTCCTTACATTGAAGACGCTGAGTTGACTAGGCGGGCCCGTGGCGACCTGGATCGTTTAGCCGCCGCGTTGTGCAACAATGGGCAACACAAGACCAGCATAGATAAGTATGGTGGGAAAGTTGTGTCGTTGGATGTATTTCTTGAGGATGCTGAAGAAGTGAAATGCGAAGAACCTCAAGTCAAGGAGACTCCAGTCAAGAAAGTCGACAACCACCAGATTAGACGCTTAGCGATTCGGAGTGCTGCACGAGCCGCCGGTGGGAATGCGAACGGGAAACCCGTGGAAACCGAACCACTTTTACTTGGGATTGAGACTGTTCTGCACGGAGAATACGCGGCCAAGTACCAAAGCTTGAGCGACAGAGTTGAGGCCAAGAAGTATTTGGATAGTGTGAAGGAAGGAGCCTTGACTTACAAAGTTATGGACTTCGTTCTTCCGGCGCCGCCCGATCCGCATTTAGTGACTGTAGCCACAATTTCCGAGATACTCAGTTTGAATGAAGTGGACGCTGACCCATCGGTTATCATTGAGAATTTGTACCTCGAGCAAACCAGAATGATGACACGGTTGCGCGCCGAACTAATTCAGGAGATGACTCCGCTTCGTTTGGATTTCTTGTCGGACGTTGAGCAGTACTACGCCCCGATGCAAGCCGACGCTGAGAAGAAACGGTTGTTATTCTGGGAGAAGTGTAACATTCCCGAGAACACCAGGCGGGGATTGCTGCAGTGGGACGGAGGCGGCATTACTTATGACGCTAGATTATATAATCCATCAGTTTGTGAATACCACTTCGGCATGGCTGGTAGGGAACAGCGTGAATTGTTGCGGATGGTTGGCTACGCGCTAAAGTTACGGGGAACCGTTCACAATTTAGCACATGTAGGGCATACGCGAGAAGTTTCATCTATCTTACATATGTGCAACGACTTTCAGCTAGGAGAGGAACACGTCGAATTCGGACGGTTGTTCAGATTCGACGAAAACACGCAACCAAAGCATGCAGCTAGTGTCAGGAGGCTCAAAAGTTATTTCGACTTTAAGTCTTCAGGAGTGAGTAGTTTGTACGGCAAGATGAT